CAATTCTTAAGCTAACGGGTGTTACCGCCTGTACGGTCTTTGAGAACACGACCGACGCGGTGAACTCAGACGGAATGCCGCCGCACTCGATCGAGGTCCTGGTTCAGGGCGGCGACCCGACTGCGATCTGCACGGCGATCTTCTTGAATACCGCGGCCGGGATCAATACGACCGGGAATCAGGCGTCGATCAACATCACGGATAGCCAGGGAATCGTGCATCCGATCTTCTTCAGCCGCCCCGTGCTCGTGAATATCTATGTGATCGCGAACGTGATCATGAATTCCGCCCAAATGCCCTCGGGTGGGGTCGCGGCGGTGCAGACCTCGGTCACGAACAATATTCTCGCATACGCGGCCACGCTGATTGCCGACTTCGACGTCTTCTCGTCTCAAATCGCGGCGGCGATCATTGCAGGGATACCGTTCCCGCTGCCCGCCATCCTCGGCGTGCCTGGGATGCTGGATGCTGGGACACCATTCATTGGCCTGGCGCCATCGCCAGGAACGAGTGCCACAATCTCGATCACTTCGCGCCAACTCGCGTCGTTCGCGACTGCGCGCATCACAGTCAACGTCTCACAGGCAGTTCCCTAAGATGGCGCTCCCCGTCCACGACTTCGCAATCGTCGCCGAAGCGCAGCAACGCCTCGTGCAGCAATACCAGAAGACGAAGCTCCAGGCGCTAGTCGGGGCGCTGGCGCTTCCAGCACAGGACCTCGAAGATGCTCTCTACCAGATCTTGACCTTGCGCTGGCTCACGTCAGCTCAGGGCACCCAGCTCGACGCGCTCGGGCGGATCGTAGGCCAGCGCAGGCTCGGCCTAGACGACCCCACTTATCAGCTGTTCCTGCAGGCGCGGATCCTGGTGAACAAGAGCTCGGGGGGTCCCGAGGAGCTGATCTCCGCGCTTAAGATCGTCCTATCCTCGACCGCGACGCTCGAGCTTCGCTACTTCCTCCCGTGCTCGTTCACGATGACTATCCACGGTCAGGCTGTGACCAACGCCCTCGCCGCCGTGCTCGCTCAGCTCTTGACCTCCGCTCGAGCGGCTGGAGTCGGCGCTCAGCTGATCTGGAGTACGGTCGCGCCAAGTGCTACCTTTACATTAGATGGAACAGCCACCCAGGCGCTCGACAACGGCGCCCTGGCTGAAGCAGTAGGAGTTTAAAAATGCCCGCACCGAAACCAACTACCGTACCTGATTGGGATACCGCACTTCTCAATCTCCTGACGCCTCCGGGTGGACAGATCACGAACGGCTGGACGAATGGGCAAGTGGTGCCCTCGAACTGGCTTAATTGGTTCATGAACCTTGTGGGGCAATGGACAGACTACCTGCGAGACTTTGAACTGATCGCACATACGTGGACACTTTTGCAGACATTTGCCGCGCGGCTCTCAATGACTGACGCGAACCCCGCAAATACGGTCGGCTTTACGAATACTTTACTTGCAAAAAACTTGGTCAAGGCATGGGCACACATCACGACCGACGGAGTCGGCGGGGTCACTATCGTCGATGGCTTCAACGTCGCGAGTGTTCAATTGCCTGGTGCGAGTGTCCTCCAGGTCACGTTCGCGAATTCGATGGCGAATACGAATTATGCCGCAGTCGGGATCGCGCAGGCTGACACATGCCCGATCCTCAATTTGATTCAGACAGGTTTGGTCAGTTTTCTATTTGACAATCTAGGCCCGTCTCCTCTTACGCGCCTCAATCCAGCAACGACAGCACTTCGTTTCACAATGATTGTTATAGGTGCCCAGTGAATCTGAATCCAACGATCAAACTTCCACTTGGCATCCTTGGCCCTGTGGTCGCGGCTGCCCTAGCGATCGGAGGATCGCTCATCGCGACCAAGGTTAGCGCCGCTCGCGGAGAAGAGCGTCTCGCCAATCATGTGGCGCTTCTCCAGGAAACCCGAGATAACGTCAAGACGCTCGAGGGGGCCTTTGAAGCGCAGATGCTTCACCTCCAACGCCTCGATGATAGCCTGCAACACATCACAGAGACCGTTGATCGCATGGAAGACTATATGCACATGCGTCCACCGACCACGCGCGGTTGGGAGCGGGATCCGGTAGCGCCAGCCATTCCGACGATTCCTCAGTGACCGACGCTCGGATCCTACTCTCGAAGGTCGACCGGACTCTCGCCTATGATCCGTTTATAGCGAAGCTCTATCAGGTTCTCGAAGAGACGAGCGCCCGCGGCTATGACTTCTGGGTCACACTGCTCTTCCGAACCTATGCAGAGCAAATGCGCCTCTACTTTCAGGGCCGTACGCTACCTGGCAAGATCGTCACGAAGGCTCGCGGAGGCGAATCGGCACATTGCTTTGGACTTGCGGCTGATCTGACGCACGATTCAGACCTCGGCAAGCCGGGGCTTCAACCCGATTGGGATTCGGGCAACTACGCGATCCTCGGTGAGCTATGCGCGAAGTACGGGCTTGCGTGGGGACGCTCCTATGGGGACATGCCACATGTGCAGTGGCCCGGGTATGAGACCGCGCTCGAGCTTGCGCCTTTGCGACGCCTAGTCCATGATCCAAGTGATTTCAAACTCTGGCTTCCGTACTGCTGGCAATATGTGGAGAACAACGCATGAAAAAGCTGTTTCTCGACATCCTATCTGCTCTTTGGAACGATGACATGGCTGCACGGCGTTGGCTTCGGGGGGCTTCACACACGCTTGCCCTTGGGGGCCTGGCCTTTGCTGACCAGATTGCCGCACTGATCAACGCTCCGGGCGCCGTCAAGGCGATCAAGCTGGCCGCGATCGTCTGCGCTTTCATGGGCGGTGCGATCAGCGTAGGGGAAAAGAATGCCCAACCTACTCCTTAAGTACTGGAAGCCTCTAGGGATCGCGCTTTCGCTCGCGCTGGCGTTCGGCGCGGGGCGCTTCAGCCGACCCGCTCGAGTAGAGACCACAAAGACTGATCAGACGAAGACCGGAGACAAGAAGACGGATACCGTCTTCGCGACCGAAGACCAAGGGCTCGACCTACGCCGCGTGAAAACGACCGTTCAGAAAAAAGATGGAACGGTGATCACGCGCGAGGTCGATACGGCGTCAAAAAAGACTCACGAGGAAATATCTGAAGCCAAGACAGAGATCCATTATGTCGATCGCATCTTGACAGAGACCAAGATTGTGGAAGCGCAGCGCTCGCGGCTGAAAGTCGGCGCGATGGTGCAGACCTCGCTGACGCACTTCGGGCAGCTCAACTACGGTGGGCAGGTCGAGTATCGTTTGATCGGCCCCATCTGGATCGGCGGCTATGGTCTGAGCTCAGGGCAGCTCGGCGCAACGCTGGGCTTCGAGTTCTAAAAAAGACCTCGTATCGTGAGGTCAACCCGAACCCTTTTACGTGGGTCAGCTCGCATCGATCCTAGATTTCGTGCCCTTGATCCTTCGGGGGGCGCCAATCGCCTCGAAGATCTCGGACCATATCCCAAAAATCTGTGTCGTCTAGCTGCTTGATCACTGCCTCGAACGTGCTGAGAAAAGATCTACAAGTCAACTCTCCTGATTTCTTTTCAGCGCAAACCCAGATCTCCTCAGCCTTGGAAGCATCCGGCCACGCTACCGAGTAGTTTTGGGAGTGGGCACAGCCGCAGAGCATCAAAGCAACTAGCAAAAGGCGTTTCATTCTTCCAGTCTATCCCGCTCTCCACTTACCGTCGATGATCGTGATCAGCGAGCGTTTCCCGTTCGCGTAGATCCCGCAGTGAGTGTTCAGCCAGGAGGAGGGACCCAGATTGTACGCAAGACGCAGAGGCGTGGACGTGCCGACCTTGTAGTGCCCTTCCTCGATTCCCGGCGCGTGCGAATGGCCAGTGATAACGCGGACACCTAGACGCGCGAGGTTGTGCATCGTACCGCGAACCCCGTTTGGACCTCGGTGTCCATGCAGCCCACACTCGATCCCTCCGATCAAATGGGAGTCATTCGGACCCAAGAAAGAGATGTCCCCTCTGGCACCCATCATCTTTGCCCAATATGCGAACGGATCAGCGTATTTGCCCCCGTTCGGCGTATTCTCAGCGCTCCGAAGCATCGCGAGCGCGGTCTTTAAGTAGAACTCACCATTCCGTGCGCCCAAAAACTTCCAATCGTTTTTGAGGATCCAACGTGCCAGAAAGTCGGGGTGATTCGAGTCAACTATAACGGCGCCCCGGCCTTGGGCGCGTGAGTTGATATAGCGTACGCAGTGGGCAACCTCGGCGGCAACGTCTGATCTAATCGCGCGCTGTTTCGCGGCAGCCAAAAACGGGTTGCCAGCCTCGTGCGGATTGACAGTTTCACAATCGATCACGTCGTGGAAGACCAGCTCCTTCGGTTTCAGCGTCTCGACGATCCCGCCAGCTCCGAAAGTTGCGCGGTCTACCTTGGGATCGGTGACGCGCGCGTGAGAGTCTCCAAGAACTAACCCGAGAGCGGGCGGGGCTTTCTCGCAACCACTCTGTGTGTACCTCCACTCGAGGTCGATGAACGACCCGTCCTTGCGATCAGCGTTGATCTGGCGAAGATGGAATTTCTTTCCCTCAACTTCAACAATCACGGCACCCAGAAAATGGTGAAATGCTCCGATCTTTCCGGCCTTGCTGTCCGTATAATTTTTTTGCGTACAGGCGCCTGTAGTGGAAAGGATTTTCGGATACCGCCCTTGAGGCACAGGCACGGATACGAACTGCATTTTAGGATGACCAATGATGCAGCTCTCTGCGCCCGTGAGGGACTCGAATCCTGAAAGTGGGCGCGCGGCGGTAGGTTGAACCTTCACGTCCGCGCAGAGCACTAGGTTCGCGCAGAGCTTCTTTCGGACGTTGAACAGGTAGGGCTCAACCTCCTTCGCCCACCATTCTGCATTCTGCTGACTTGCAGTCCACGCGCTTGTCGGGTTCTTGTATCTCAACGGGATCACGACCAGCTCGGCACGCATGATCTTTGCGGCTTTGAGAAGTACATCAAAAAATTTCGCATCAACGGGGGTCCCGTTCTGCGCCGCCGTGATTAGATACTTCTTGCGCGTGAGTACTCGCGTAAAGCGTTTGGGTTTTGCCACGTTTCGACAGATCGCGCAGACTGTACGCCGACCGTCTGGCGCCGAGTTGTTGCGCTGAAACGCAGTCAGGACTTGTGACTTCCCGCACTTTGAGCAGTTCTTTTTCATTCTGGCCATTCGGCTAAGAGTTTACCTTTTCCGCAAGGGCATGAGGCGCGCCCGCGGTCAATCCACTTCTTTGTGATCCTCGCAACGTATCCACATTCAGGACACACGCACTTGATCAGTCTTGTTTTTTGCTTAGCGCCCATCGATCGTCAGTCCCCAGATTTTCTAGTTGGTAAGTCAGCAAGAACAGCACGCAGCAGCCTGCGTGACCAAGGTGGCTGAGTCCCGTTTCTGGATCCGTGCTCTCACCATTCGCAAACGCCGTAACGTGCCTCAGCAGCGCGTCGATCAACCTACTCCAGTTCATTCCCTCGCGCCACTTGTTCGGCGCGTACTTCTTGGCGCCAAAGTGGAGCACGGCCGCGATCTCCGCGAGTGCTTGGGTGGCGCCGAGGATCGGGAAGAGCGAAGGCTTCCCCGAGTCCTTTTTCATTGTTTGATCTTTCGGCTTTTGGGCATATAACGTTGTGCTGCAGATCCCGCAAATGTACACGCCCGACTTCCAATACCAATTAGCTTCAGGGTGTTTACAGCCTTTAGCGACCTTGGGCTTTTCGAGCGTCTCGAGGTCGCGCGGAGGTGGTAAAGGCGCGGGCATTGGTTTTCCCAAACAATCATCACAGACGAAGCGATCACCGTTGCTGTAGAACCAACGTTTTAAAGGCTCGGTAGTATTTCCGCATCGAGTACACTTAAGCACCACACTATCGGCCATACATCCTCCTAGGTTGAAATCTTCCCAAGTGATAGAGTCCGATCGCAATCGCATCCCACACATTGTGTTGCCTTGATCGTGCGTTAGGAAAAGCGATCTCTGAAATCTCCTCGGAGCTCATGCGATCGATCGCGCGTAGGCGCGTTTGTTCTTTGTTCATCGAACCCTTCCACATCTGTGGAGAGTAGCGAAAATGTACCGCATCGGGATATAACGCGCAGATCCAGGCATCGACCCCAATCAGATCTTGCAAGATCTTGGTCTTGTACGGCCGGTCGGCGCGGTACGCCGAGGGTTGCTCAAACGCAACTTGATCGATCTTCACCTGATGCCCGTCGGTCCATTGGCGGACTCGCGAAGCAATCGCCTTCCAGGCCGCGGGACCTTCAAGATTGCTGTAAGCCACTACATATGCCGCGTGGAACAGCCGCCCATCGAGAAAAAGCGCAACACCGCATGCGCGCTTACCTGGATCTATCGAGAGAAGGACCATAGCGCCTCGAATCTTTGCATGAACATCTTTTCTGCCTGGCGGGGCGTCCAGCCCACGATCGTTTGATTCTTGAGCGCCTTCCCGCGCTTCACGGTCTGCCACTTGTACCATTCCCGATGCACGGGTTTCATGAGGTCTCTAACTTCTGTCCAGAGTAGATCCGTATCTGCTTGCTTGATCTCATGAAATAGCGTTTCCGGCAGTTTGAACTTTCGCAAAATTTTTCGGAGCAAGTGATCTTCCGCCGCTCGATATGCTGCGAACGCTTCTTGATGCTTAACGGGCGTGGCCACATCTCCGAGATATGCTTCGGCTGCGTCATGGAAGAGTCCTTGCCTCGCGACCCCCATGCACTCTTCGGGATCTCCGCCCTCACTGCTACAGATCTCCTCGGCGCGCCACGAGACTCGGACACAATGCTCTGCGACCGAATAGAAATTGTTGACGTGCCCAGTGTAGCGGCAAAGGTTGCTCAGCGCATGGGCGATATCCACGAGATGGATTGCGCGTGACCTCGGCGCGAATGGATGGAACATGATTGGCTTTCCTCGGACGTTGCCGACCTGGATCCACTTTTTGTCGAGCTTTGCTTTTCTCATCTGCGCTGCCTCCAAGCTTTGAAAACTCCCCAAGAATCGAGCAATCCTTGAATGAGCCAAAGGGTGCAGACTGCCGCGAAAGCGAATTCTCCGTATGTCGTGACAAGTTTGATCATGGTGTTCAAACTCCTACTATTGAGCCGAATTGAGAAAAGACGTGCGCGAAGCTTTCGCGCTGATCGAGTAATCCAGGCACATAGACGATCGCGCTCGCATGGGTCGGGCTGCCGCTTGGCTGTCCCGTTACCGGATCATCATAGGCGATACGCCGCGAAGGAATGCAAAGAGGAAAATCGGAGAGACAGGGCACGCCTTTATTTTGAGTTGTCTGTAGCTGTTCTAGGGAAAAGGCAATATAGATCGCATGCGTCAAGTGCCCGAGGTCCTTGAACTGTATCAATTTTGCCCAAAATTGCAGGTAGAGCTTACCTGGAGGATTGATCAGAATAGAACTGTGCCGCTTCGGAGGAAAGAGCCAAAGCTGTGCGAGTCCGTCATGGACACGATCATAGTAGTGCGTTGCACGTACTCGAAGATTCGCGCGCTCCGATGAGGCAGGATCAAGATCAATCGATTCCAGCACCGTGCGCGCGGCTTCCACGATTGGAAGCGGTGTCAGCCAAGAATCATTTTTGCTGAGGTGTTGGGCGTTCATGGTTCTTAGATGCACCGGGCGCGATCGCGTTTCATCTGCTCTTGATCATGTGGCCAGTCCCATGTCTCCGGCCACCAAGGAACTATTCGACCGTCTTTCCCGATCACCTTTTCTGCGCTCTTAAACCAACGGCGCATGATCGCGGGCTCGGGCTCACAGGGTACATCTGGACACCAGTAACGCGCGGCTTCTGTCATTAGCCGTGCCTGCTCTATAGCCGCCGCATGTGACAGATCTTCCGGCATCTCGACGATCAACTCATCATGAACATCCAGGTTTGGACGGCATCCGTAAAGAGGTGAGTCTTCCTCGACATAGCAAGATTTTGACACTCTCCAGAGTGCGTCTTTCATCATGCGCGCCGCGAGCCCTTGGAAGCGCAGGTTTGCCGCCTGAGAGAAGTAACGTCCCCTGACATATAAGGTCGGCTCTCCTTCTGGACCCCAGCACTCGATCAGCGCATCATCAGGGGTTTCGGTTTCTGCAGATACGAAGTCGAAGTAGTCTTTCATTTCCGGAATCATGCGATGCCAGGCATTCCGGAATTCGGCCGCGATTTCAGCACAACGTGTGCAGAGAGGTCTCCCAAGCTTCTTTGCAAAATACTTTTCGATCCCACAACGCTCTGCGCCATCCACGATGCAAAAACGCACGCCTCCATTGCCAGGTTGGCGAGCATGGATCACGAGCTTCTCGAAGCCCATTCCTCCGCCTAGTCCATAGTTCACGGGTTTCGCAGCTTGTCTCAGTAGCTTCATTCGAGGATCTTTGGCCTTGTACTTGGCGTAGCCTTCCTCGTACAGGATACCTAGCAGGTTTGAGGCGAGCATCACGTGAGGATCCTTCTTTGACCGCAAGATCTCGGCTAGTGCGGAATGCCCAAACATCCAAAGATGGTTTTGTGCCAGTGTGACCAGTTCGAGGGAAGGCTGATCTACCGAGCAAAGAACATGCCCAAGCCGGGCAATGAAGCACTCACGCGAACGCCCGCCGCGGGGGAGGTTTTGAAGGTTCGGGTCATAGGCGCTTTTGCGGAGCGTCTTCTTGATCAGATCATAATGAACGTTGATCGGGACCCTTGTGCCACGGGCGATCACGCTGAGATAGGTTGAGTGCTCTTTTTTGTTTGTGCCTGCATCGGCGTATGCCATGAGGAGATCGTCGCCTGACTCTAGAAGCGTATCGCGGTCGGTCGAGACTCTGCCGCCCTCTGTCTGAGGAGGATCGCCTTGATAGGTGTCAGATACAAGATGCTGAAGCCACTTGCTATCGCCCGTACCTACGTCACTAGGAAGCCAAGGCTTCCAACATTTCGTGAGATCGAACTTATGCGGCTGAGTACCTTCGCACTGCTTCTTTCGTCGGCACCAACCCTCACCCCGATAGATGCCGGCTTCCGTGAACTGCACGACGGCTGCCTCATGCTCAGTAGTCACTTGGCGCGTCACATCTTCAACCATCAAGGGATCGGTGCGGATACCCCAAGAGCTCATCAATTGAAGGCAGAAGTTTGCGCGGTTTTCGCGGATCTCCAATTTTAGATTCTCGAGCCCGTAATCCATCGATTGATCATTCGCGGCCTCCATCCACGGATCGCGCGCTTCTTGCCTTACAGCAATGTCATAAGGAGCTCGCGCGTCTTTTTTCGCGTAGTCACGCTCCTCAGGAGTCCAAAGATCGAACGGCACACCGTCGCGATGAGCATACGTCAGCCGTGGGGTGTTTTCTTTCGCTAGCTGAAACCCAAGCACTTTTTCATTGACGGTTGATAGGGAATAGGTTTCGAGAGGGGCGCCGTTCGCGGCTACCAGAAAAGATCCTCTCCCGAGATCTAAGAGTGCCTGTCGTACGAGCACGTCGATGATCTGCCCACGCTCGAGCATACCGAAAACGATCTTGATCAGCTCGGGATACATTGCGCACGCGACGATCAGATCGAAGGGCGCGTTGGCGAGTGCGATCTTGGTTTCCTTTTCCCACGCATCGAGAAAAAACGCGCGACACTCGGTTGGCGTCAAGAGCCTCTCACCTCTCGCATCGGCAACCTGGCCGACGACGAGCTTGGGCGCGACCAGACCTGGAATCGTTAGGTAAGTCTCACTGTCGTAACCGAAATCGATCATGCGGCGGGGAGTTTCCAAGCGAGGCGGCAGTCCGTACAGATTGGAGGCACGCCTCCAAAGTAACCGCGCTTTTCGCAGATATAGCAGGTTTTCACAACGTCACCTCTGAAAAAGACAATGGTGGGAGTCGAACCCGCGCGCCTTGTAGATAGGCGGCTAGCCTGGACAGCCGTCCTGCGGATGTCCTGCCATTGCCCTAAAATCTTTACTTCGCTTCATTGATTGCTGCGGCCAGAGGATGATCTGCCGGCGCAGGCAATTGTGTCCACTTGGTCTTCGTGATCTTCTGGGTCTTCTTTTGATTATCCCCAAGCCACGCCTCGCACTTGACTTTCAGACCCTTGAGTTGACTCACGGGACCATCGCCGATCTGGATCAGCTTTTCGTACGTGAGCGCTTCCGGATCTTTCGGATCGCCCGCGGGCTTCACAAGCTCTGCCTGCGTCTCATGCGTGATCGCCGACAGAATCCGCATGAACAGAGTGGTCTTGTACTCATCCAGCAAGTCGAACGATGTAGATGCCGTCGCGCCGACCTGCTGAGGATACTTACCTTGTTCCTTGTAGAATGCTTCGGGTTGTGTCGATTCGACTTTATCAACCGAAAATTCCACAATGCCCGTGACTTTTGACTTGTAGCCCTCGAACACTTTCACGTTCTCGACATTGAACACGTAGATCGCGCCAGCCGCGATCCAGTTTCCAGAATCCCCGAAGGTCTTTGTCTTCTCATTGATCCGCTGTCTCACTGCTTCTCTGATTCCCATTTCACTTCACCTCATTGCTGCCATTGACCGCACGCGAAATGCGTGTGGAACTCACCCATAACCCTGCAACAAAAAACACGCACGCGATCCTTATCAACACGCTCGCCACAATCTCTCGCATATAGCCTTGGATGTTTGAAAGTCGAAAGCGTTTCATCTCATCTGGCGAAGGAGTAAGCGGCGTAAGAAAGTTTTTGCGGGTTCGGGGTTGTCTCCCCGACGTATCGCGCCAGCTCTTCAGCCTTTTCGAAAGCCGTGCGCAGTTCAGGCGTGTGCAGGTACAGCTCGACTTCCACGGTATCCGCTAACTGCCCGCGGCGGTGCGTTCGCCCGAGCAGCTGTTCCCACATCGCGGCATCAGGCGGCTGCTGGGTCACGAGGTTGCGTGAGAACATCTGGAGGTTCTTGTTTTTGTGGTGTGCCTTCATGGAGGCGACAATCGATCTGTACCCTTTTTCCCGAAGAATGAGTACAGATGCCTCAGCACCTCCGCCGTAGCGGGGCACGCCTGCTAGCTCCGCGATCCTGATCCCTAGCACACGGTTTGAGTACCAGATGATCCCGTTATTTGAGCGCGACCATTGTGCAGCATCTTGCGCAAGCCAGTCATCGATCCATACTCCCTCAACCTCGGGCTCGACCTGTTTACGGATAGCCCGCCACGCCTCGAAGGTTTGGCTGTGCCACACGGGGCGCTCGGGTGTGCCTGTCTGCCCTAGGGCGGCCCTGATCGCGGCCCTAGCGGCCAATTTTGGCGAATCGAGATGGAGTTTAGGGTACTGTAAGAGTTCTCTGACCTCCCGATTCCACGCCTGCCGCGCCTTGAACCACTGGTCGATCAGCTCGGGGAGTTCCCCGCGAGGGTAGATCCACCGGTAGTAGAAGCCCGCGGCTATTTCTTTCAAGCACTTAGAGATCTGCCAAGCTTCAGTGAACTCCTCGCCGTCGGGCCGGGTTGCGGTCCGACGCACAGAGGTTAAAACCTTTTGAACCTTCTCGGGCACGTTTAGGGTACGAAGATGCACATTAAGTGCATTAGGGATCGCGCTCTCCGACGTGTCGATCATGCCGGGAGTCGCGGCGCGGCGCCGTTTGAAGGCGGCTCGAATGGACTCTCCAGGTCGGCAGAACTTCACTAGGGAGCCCATCAAGGCAGGGAGCTTACCGCCATCCTTCGGAGGGTCGATGGCCTGCGCCCAATCTTCGAGCGTCGCCTGATCGTTTGGAAGTGGGGAGCCCTCACCAAGCGCCAGTGAGCACAAATGCCCATAGTCTTTGAGGGATCGAGTCGTTAATGTACCGCTAAGCGGTATAAAGCGACATTCCGGATGCTCGGCGCAGTAAGACAAAACGCGGCGCGTTCGGACACTCCCAAGCCCGCAGATCGAGTGCGCCTCGTTCGCGATGATCAGATCGGGTTTCCATTGTTGGAGGGCCGCCGTGAACTTCTCATGGGAAAGCTCCGAATAGGCGATCACCTTTAAGCGGGGCCGCCCTTTCACGAACACTGACCCTCCTACGAGGTTTGGCTGATGCCAGTGCTGTCCGTAGTAGTCCCAATCGAGGCGCAGAGACTCGCGCATGTCGGGCGAGATCAGCAGGATCGCAGTCTTGCAATCGCGCATTACGAGAGGAAGCAGCTCACAGATCAGCTCTTTGCCGTGGCCTACACCGATCGCTCCGACCATTCCGTTTAGGGTTGCCGCTTCGGTCAACGCCTGCGCTTGAATCGGGAGGAGCGCTTTCGCGCAGGGGCGCCGCATCTCGGAGCATTGACAAGCCTCATTCGCTTTCTGCAAAAAGGAGAAATCGAGTAAGGTGCTTTCCTTCCGTACAGGAAGCGCAAGGATCCGATCGAGATCAGAGCTCTTGCCCACCGATGGGCGGACATGTCGCGACGGTGGGGTCGCTTGCCCCTCTACCGCAACGTCCGTGTAGCCCAGGCGTGCCGCGAGGGACGCCCTAACTGGCTTCGGGATCGATGGGCTGATCTGCCGGCGTAGCAGCTCGGAGAGACTCGGCATAAGGCTTGGACACTTTCAGAATAAGAAGATCAATGATCGCTTTGATAGATGCCTGTAAACGAGGAGTGTTTCGTCCGTTCTTGTACTTCCCGCGCCCAACGCTCGCGTGCTTCGTCGCATCCCAAAACTCACACTTGAATGCACGAGGGATCAATCGCCAGCACGCGGGGCAGCACAGCTCGTCCACGACCCGCTCGCCTTTACAGCCATAAACACATGTCGTCTTTGAAAGGCTAAGATCGTTCATGGTCTCGCCGATAAGTTCTTATCCGATGACAGTTCGCGCAAACAACGTCACACTTTGCGATCTCTGCCAAGATTTTAGCTTTTGCATAGCTACGCGCATTGCCAACATTGAAAGCCTTTTGCCCCCGCACATGATCAAAATCCATCGCCGAAAAGTGAAAATAGCCTCCGCAGTCCATACAAGGAAGCGCTTTATGCTCTGCCAAGAGCGCAGCGCCTTTTGCAGCGCGGTCTTGCGCACGTAAGCGGCGTCTCTCGCGGTATTTTTCTCTAGATGCTAGAGCTCTTATACGTCGCTCTTCTGAACTTTTTGCATAATAGCGGGCACGCGCATGCGCATTTAAACGCTCGCGATTTTTTAACCTATAAAGTAGAGTTGCCTCTCGAGTTCGACGCCATGCCCCTTTGACGCTTTTCGTTTCTACCATTCGGAGGGTCTCCCGGGATCGTCAGGTTCGGGGTTCGGTCGATTCGTGCCGGCTTTGGGATCCATGGTATGGGCCTTCCAGGTAAGGGTTAACGCCGCTGCCTTCACAGGCATAGCGCGTGACCCACCAAGGCGGGATGGGGCGCGCTTTCATCGGCAGTTCTGCGCGCCGTGCGGCTCTTCTCTGCTTATAAGGTGACTTTTTCATGCCTCAGCCACCTTCTCAGACAGCGCGGTCTCCTCGGCGATCAGGCGCTCGAGCTGCTCGCGGATTCCGGGATAGCTAACCTCAGCAAAGCTGAGGATGGTGGACAGTACCGCTGCCCAAGACTCAGGGTGCTCGATCTTCTCGGCAAGCAAGCGCTCGATTGTGAATTGTTGAAAGGGTGCCCCGATCTTCACGGCCTTATGACATAGCGCGAGGATCTGGATCCGGATCCTGTGGAGGCGTTCGACCTCAGTGATCGGGGTCGGACCTCCACGCGCTTCAATTCGCTTCAGCATGTCGTCGAGTTTGTTCATCTCAGCACCAAGAGCATCATGACTTCGTAAGTTATCACCAATGCGTATCCCGCCTGAATCCAATCAGTCACCCG